GCACCGGAGATGCCTGATTGCATAGCATTGCCGATACCCTGACCTGTCATTACCGCCTGACCGCCCAACTGTGACGCTGTTGCACCACCACCAGAAGCCAAGTTAGCAAGGCGGTTTGCATAGTCTGCATAAGCACCACCCGCCATAGACTTGCCTGCGTAGTCAGAGACGCTTTTAATAGCCTCGCCTGACTGACCCATACCCAAAGCACGGGCGTTCTGCATGGTGTTGCCCACGCCTTCCTTCATCATAAACTGATAACCGGGAGTCGCTTCAATCAACTGCATAATGGAGTCAGGTGTTGCCGCACTGGATGACGGGTTTTCCATGTAAACAGGGTCGCCATTTACATCTACGCCTATCTGCGTCTGACCGCCACCGCCAACACTTAAGCCAAGCAGTGATGCAAGTCGTGACCTTGCCGCATTACCTGTATTGACTGAGGGAAGGTTTAGCTGCGTTGATGTGTCAAACTGTCGGCCTTGCTCGTAGGCTGAGGCCTCTGCACCTTTTAGCTGACCTGCTGCGGCTTTCTCTGCTGCCTTACCAGATTGGTGCGCCCCATAAGCTCCACCGATTGCTGTTGCTGCGCCTACTGCTGTTGCTGCCCAAACCATATCTAATCCTCACCTGCACCTAACAGGTTGTCCAAATGCACCGGACTGATAATCCGCTGTGCTATGTCTTCAATCTCGCGCTCTTCGTCTGGATTTGCGTACACACCAACCCACAAAGAATCTTCCAATATGTGCAATGCTCTCTTAGTTCCGGCAAGCGTCCTGAGCATACAAGGAGCTTCCACCGTTACGATTCCTGCGCCCTCATCAACGACCTCTGCCTTGCCTTTAAGGACAAAGCAAAAATGGTCGGTTTTGTGAATCAGGCTGGTTATCGTTGTGCCAGCGGGCATGAATAATTCGCGGGCATAAACGCCATCGGCAAAGTGGTGAACAGCTTGGCTATACAAATCCACCTTGTCGGGATGCTGCTCCATAGCCTCTTCAAGTTTGGCTACGGACTCGCGGATAGTTCTCTTATCCTCAAGAGTTGTTACGTTGGCGGGAGGCGTGTGCGCCTTACTTTCAGTAAAAACCGCTATTGGTTGGTGCATCATGGATGTTCTGCGTCTACCTGAACTTGCAAGCTCGTTACTTGGTCTTGCAAGTCGTTAACTGCGTCTACTAACTCACTGATTACCAAGTACCAAACCGGGTCAGTGAACGGTGTGCCCTGCACGGGCATTTGTGGTTCAGATATAGCCATCTTCAATATCCAACTGAGCGGAGTAAGCCGCTATAAATACAGGGTCAGAAACGGATACCTCATAAGTGCGCCCGTCTGACCGTCCCAACTGATGCCATGCAATGCGCTCTCTGCGCTTACCCTGCAAACCCAAATCACGCCAATACTCGTCTGACCATGTGTAACCGTCATCCGTCCACTTCAGCATGACCTCTGCGTTATCTGTGAGCGTTCCCACACCTGTCTCAATGTCCAACAGGTACGCGTCATGGAAGATGGGTTCTAAACCCTGAGTCATTACCGGATTGGCGCTAGTCCAAACCAAAGTCTCACCCCACTCGGCATAGGTGTTCTCATCAAGCTCACCAAGTCGATTAGCGTAGGCATCCCATACAAGATGCTTGCCGTAGGCTTTGATGTAGCCATCAACACGACAGCGACCCTTGCCATAGGACTCAAGCTCATTCCAGAGGCCAGTGGATATATCAAACTGCCAAGAGGCTTCAGCACTAGGGAATGTCAGCGTGTAGGTCTTGCGCCCCGCTACGTTGCTCACATAGCCGATAGCGTCAGATACATCTGCATACTCTGCCCATATACCCTCTATCTCACGAGTAGAGACAGGCGCGGCTGAACCGAATGCCCGACAGGTGCGGTCATCAGCCAACCAAAAAACAGTGTTCTCATCCTTTGCAGGACTCCACTTAGCTGCACAGCCAACTTCCATCCTGCCATTAGCGTGACGGATAAAGGGGAACGTGCCGCCTGAGCGAATGCCCCACACCTCAATAGAGTCTGTGCCGAACAAGTACAAAGCACCGTTGCTCACCAATATGGAAAGAGTGTCATCAGGTGCAGATTCAGCCGTAGCGTAATCCAGTGCATCAATGTCGTTAGGGTCAGCCACCGCAGTCACATAGAAGCGACCGGAACTAGGCGGCTGATAGATAAAATAACCGTCTAACCATGCAACCATTGAAGCAGACGGGAAATCAGGATCATCGACTTTGTAAACCGATGCGCCCTGATAGTAATAAGCATCATTGACGTTATTCGTTATCACTAAGGAATAACCGTCATTAGCCATAGAGACACGGCCAGAACCGGGGATAAATCCCTTGTCCTGAGTCGTGCCATCGGAATTAACTTTATACAAACGTGTACCCGCTACAACGTAGAGGATGCCGTTCATATAGTCAGCACCGCGAATCAGCGAACCACTGCCGATAGTCGCCCACTCCTTAACACCCGGAGTGCGGTAGACAACGATGGGAGACTTGCCCTCCATCGGTACTGCATAACCATTAACAAGACGCTGTCGTGCGCCTTTAGGTGACTGAGCCACCTTTGACTGTATCCCCATAGGGATAGAGAACAATTCCATCAGAAGTATTCTGCTGCGTATGTGCTTGGCACATAGTCTGCCGCGATAGTCTTGCGTAACTGACGCTCACCCCAACTCGGAGGTCTGCCATCAATCTCGCCCTCTGCTCTCAGCAGGGCTAAACGCTCACCCTTCGCACCAAAGTTACTGGACAGCGAATAGGCCACAATCTTAACCATCGGGATAGTCGCCCAATCCGGTACGTCATCAGTCACAGCCCAATTCACTAGGCCGCGTTCAAACAGTAAATGCCAGATACGAGGATAGGTGTCTTCTACCCGCTTACGGTCTTCTGCCTGTGCAGAGCCGTTAGGAGCAGTTACCTTTAATTCCCGCAGGACTTCAGTGTAAAAATCAGAGAGTGTTGTCATAAGAAAAAAGGGGAGAGGTTGCCCCCTCCCCCTATTGCCTCTTAGTCAGCCGCAGATGCGGTGTAGACAGTCAGAACACCCTGATCCTTCAGGTCGCCTGTATCAGTTGAGGCGTTTGAGCCAAAGGTGATTTTGCCAATGCCGCGAATCTCTTCGATTGCAACACCAACTTTATCGCCATAGTCAAACTCTTCAGTCTTAGAAGTAGTCTTCTTAGCCCAAGCAAGACCAACAGCCTGTGCGCCCAACAGGAACGCAGCACCCAACTGTGCAGACGATGCACCAGCAGTACCCAACTCAGTGCGATAGATGTCGCCCAACTCAGGAATCTCACGGATGATTACACCGTCATAGCAGATATCGCCATCGGTGTAGAGCGGGTTATTTTTACCGCGCACACCAGACTCACGATGAATCTGCTCAAGAGAGGCTTTAGCATCACGGAACTGGTAGCTATCGCAAGCCAGTACATACCACTCTTCATCGCCATTAATGCGAATCGGACGGATTTTAGGAGAGGCGTTCTTGGCTTTACGCTTGATAAGACCAATAACGTCTTTCTCAAGTTTCATGCTAGAAGTGACCAGACCCAAATCAGCACTGTGGTCAGTGAAGCCGCCAACAGAACCATCACCAAAGATTACACGGTCAGCATTATCAACAAGCCATGCGTTACGAGCAGTCGCATCAGCGTCTGTCAGGTTAGAGCCATTGATTGAACCAAGAGCTTGCAGAACGTCATCACGAGTCTGCTCCATCATCCAATCTTTAAGCACGATTTTGCCAGCTTGACGCAGACTGATAGCAGAAAACTGCTCATCAACTTCTGCAACGCGAACAGCGTTACGGATTTTGTCTACAGCCAGTTTGAAGCTGCGAGAAAGCAGGTCTTCTTCGTTGCCCTCAAGAGTGCCTGAGCCAGTTACGCCAGCACCGGACAGCTTATTGACCAGAGCGAAAGTAACAGAGTCACCTTTCTTCTTGGTCAGGTCACTTTTAAGCTGAATAATGCTGTTTTCGTTAGTACCCATGTACTTGGCAAGACGATTGCCGCGCACATACTCAGTGAAAAATTTAGCGTCCCACTGCTGGACGGTTAAGCCAGTGGCTACAGTTGTATCTGTCATTTTTTAATACCTAGAATTTATTAATTACGATGTCCTCTAGGTCTGTAGAGATTTCCTGCTCCGCAGGTTCTACAGCCGCTGATGAGGACTTGGATAGGGTTGGAGGTGGACTAGGAGGCGGGTTCTTCTGCAACTCTTTAAGAGCCTGTTGGTAGCCTTCCTGCTTAGCCTTTTCGACTACGCCTTGAAGGTTTCCACCACTCTCTTTGAGCGTCCGAATGTTTAAAGCGGCCTGATAAGCGTATTCAGCCGGGTCAGGTGCGTTTACCATTGCTTCCATCAGTGACGGATTGGCTTGCGCGGTTTCCAGAAAGTCCGTTACAACATCGTCATAATCGGTGTGCTTCTGTCGCGCAGCGTTCTCTGTCATCTGAATGAACTTGGTTCGCGCAGTCTGTTCTAGCTTCTGCTCCATCTGTTGGAGACGCTGTTCCTGCTGCTGCTGCCATCTGTCCGGGTCTTCAAGAAAATCGACCTTCTCTTCCGGCTCTTTCTGCATCTCAGCTAACTGACGCTCCAACTCTTGCCGCTTTGCCCGTTCATCGGCTAAAGCTGCATAAGGAATCGTTGCTTGTGGTTTCTCAGGTGCAGGCGGCACACCTTCTTCTACGCCCTCTGTCGGCTCTTCTGGTTCAGCTTCCGTGGTCGCCTCTTCCGGCTCAGTGGTTGGTTCAACCTCTGCTTCCGGTTCGACTGCCTCAACTACTTCCTCTTCAGTGCCTTCATTTAAGAAGTCATCAAGTCCTTCATCCATCTTTCATATCTCCTAACGCGAGAATCACGATCAGCCTTGCGTAGCTGTCACGAGTCACCCGAATAACCCCGGTGGCGGGTTGCCCTATCTACAGGCACAAAAAAACCCGCATATAGCGGGCTACCAAAAACTTTGGATTTATTTACTGTTGAGCCATGCCGACTGCTGCGGCTTGCCCTACAGTGTTCTCAATAGTGGTCTGTTGCGCTTCGGCCTCATCTCTTGCGGCTTTAGCGTTGTCCTTACGAATCGCTGCTGCGGCTGCGGCAGTTTCTAATTCCTGCTGCTGCTGAACAGCCTGTTGGGCTTGTGGGTCTTCACCACCTTTCAGCTTCTCAATCAGTTGGTCTTTATTACGCAGATTAGACGCTTGCAGATAAGTGTCAGGCGGGAATACCACACCAGCCTGAGCGAGCGATACAAGGCCAGCGAATTGCTCTGCTTGCAGGTTCACCACATCAGGCGACTCATCCAGAATGATGTCTACATCTAGGTTAGCCACATGGTTACGAGTGCCTACAATCGCGTCAGGCGCACCCATCTGGAT